AGCCATCCGCCAGGAAACCAGACATGAGGGTGCCGTCGGCCGCGTACAGCGCCAACTCGTCGGCCTCACCGATGCCGCCGCCGATGTTGACGGTCCGCACCGAGCCGCCCTCACCGTCGTCCCGGTACCGGGCCAGGCGCTCAGTGTCCATCTCGACCCGCTCCACACCGGCAGCGGTGCGAACCACGGCACCCGTGATGACCTTGCCGTCGATCGCGTCACCAGCGATCAGCGGGCCACTGATAGACCCGGTGGCGATGACATGCTCAGCGGCCAGCGCGTAGTCGACCCAGGTGGCGCCGTCGTAGACCAGGACGCCGGAGATGTGCCCGGCCACGTCCACCTGATAGAGCAGGTCTCCCTGCTCCACCGGCTCGCCATTGCGGCGCACCGTCGGCAGCGGGTCCGCCTCGTCGATGACGATGATGCCCGATGCGCCTGCCGATGCGATGGCCGCAGAGTGGGCCTCGTCGATGACCTCACGGGTCGACTCGGAGAAGTCGCGTTGAGCAGCGCGGCCAACCTCGGCCACGTCCTCGCGGAGCGCGTCTAGCTGCTCGCGCATCGCGGCGGTCATGCCGACCTCGCCGACACCCGCAGGCCACAGCCACGGGCGCCCGTCCACGATCACCAGCAGCCCCGACGTGCCGACGGCGGGCACCATGCCGACGGGGATCACGTCAGGCACCTCCGCGCCCGTCGCAGTGTCGGTGACGGTCAGCGGGTCGAGCCCGGCCACCATCACGGACCGGCCACGAAGGAGATCCATCAGTCCACCCTTCGCAGCGATGAGGACGCCAGCGCGTCGTATTCCATGTCGATGGACGTGGCGGCCACGATGTAGCGGCCAGACAACAGCGGCCACTTCTCAGACGTGAGCCAGCCAGCGGTGCCGATGCGGATATCCGGGTCCCACAGATGTTCGACGGTGACGCGCATCGACGACTGGCGGCGACGGAGCCACGCCCAGACCTCGGCCTCAAGCACGGCCTGCGAGGCGGCGTCGGAGCGGATCGGCTCAGCGTCCACCCACGCCCCCCCGCGTGCGGCCCACGACCAGCGCGTCGAGCGCTCGTCGGCGGCCACGGCCCGCAGCGGCGGCACGGTGTCGCCGTCGCCCGCAGCGACACCCACCACGCGGTTCGGGATCGCCAGATGGTCAGAGTCCACGGTGTAGTCGACAACCTGAACGCCGTTGGCCTCGTCCAGCCGCCACACGTCAGCCATCGAGCCCGGGTCGCGGCGACGCTCGGACGCCAGCCGCATCCCATTGGCGCGCACCGGACCCAGCCCGGCAGCGGACAGAAGATCGTTCGCCACGGTCAGCTCGTCGGCGCCCACGTCCCACGCGATCGGCACCCGCAGCGTCTCGGAGGCGTCAGCGATGGCGATGTCCAGCCCCAGCGCCCCGAGCCGGCGCCGGACGGCCGACACGATGTGCGAGCCACGCGGCAGCGACAGCGGCGACTGCAGCCGGGTGCGGGCGGCGATCACGGACAGGTCGATCAGGTCGATCTGCCACGAGGGCGAGATGCCGTAGCGCGGCGTTACGGCGGTGGCCGCATACTCGCCCATCTGGTACGCCGTGCCGTTGAGCACCTTGACGGGGTATAGCCGGGCGCCGATGAGGTCGCCGGGGTCCACGGTGGTGGACACGCGCCCGCCAGCCACAGAGGCGCTGTCCTCGCCCCAGTCGAGCGTGCCCCTCGGCCCCGCGATCTCCACGACGCGACCGGTGGGGTAGACGGCGTGGCATCGCCAGGTGACGTGCCGCCGGTCAGATGTCGGCAGCATCGCCCAGCCGTTCCGCCGTGAAGCTGAATGCCTGCTGCTCGCGCCACGAGGTCGAGTAGGGCACGCCGCCAGTGATCGAGCACGGCCACGAATGCCCCAGCGGGTCGCGGTAGTGCAGCTCCTCGGACGCCATGACCGCGCGCCACACCTCGGGCGCGGAACCGGAGCCGTTGACCGACTGCCCGGAGACGGCAACCGTGTACGTGCGGCCGGGCCCGGTGAACTCCACGCGCCGGGAGCCGAGCTCAACAACGGACCGCTCGGGAATGTCGGAGACCTCGAAGTTGAGCACCGACGCCAGCACCGCGTGCAGCCCGCCACCGGAGACGACCACCTGATTGGCGGGGATGTCCACCTCAATCGGCGCGGACTCGGCCCGCCCGAACGTGGCCGATGTCGCCACGGCCTTGTACTGCTGGCCGCCGAAGCGCGGAAGATGGGTGACCGCGACGCCGGACGTGAGGCCCGTCTCTGCGAGGTGCCACACCCCTTCGGCGTCGTCGGCGTACAGGTCCAGCCGGACAGTGCCGGGGCTCGCGTGCGTGACCGTCACCTGAGCGGCCCAGCCCGTGCCGTCGAGCACGGCGGCCAGCGTCGGGGCGGCCGGGGCGGAGAATGTGGCCGTGATCGCCACCGTCTCCACGTCGGACCAGAGGTACCCGTCGGACGTGCTCAGCCCGATCGTGTAGGCCAGCCCGTTCGCCACCGTCACGGGCACCGATGTGCCGATGCCCTCGTAGGTCGTGGTGGTGCCGCCAGTGGTCACAGTGACCACGTAGGGGACCGCGCGGCCCTCCCACGACACCAGCACGGGCGAGCCCGCCACGGTGCCCGCGGAGGGCGTCAGGAGGCGCGGTGCGGGGGCGCGACGGATCAGCACCTGGCGAGGAGCGGACCAGATCGACCACGCATCGCCCGACGTCGCCCGGGTACGCACAGCCACGTCGATCGGGCCGACGGCAGTCGACGGCACCGTGACGGACAGGCCGGACACAGCCGCCGACCATTCGCCACCAACCAGCCGCCAGCGCGACTCGGTGAGCGCCTTCGCCCCGGCCACCTGCAGCGCGATCGGCGACGACGGGTCCGCGTAGTCCGGTCCCGTCACGCTCGGCGCAGCATCGGAGGAGTCAGCAGCCACCAGCGCGGAGGTCGTCCACGCCGAGTACATGACCGCACCCAGCGTCGGGGCCGGGGACACGTTGCGGACACGCACGTAATGCCCGACGCCACGCTCAGCGTTGGCGTAGGTCAGGCTGTTGCCGGACGCCGGCGCAGGAATGGGGTACCACGCCACGTTGTCGCTCGACCGCTCAACCTCCACGCGCTCAGCGATCACCGACGGATTCGTCCAGGACGCCACCAGCTCGCCCTCAGACGACCAGCCGGCGGTAAGGCCAGTGATCGCGGCGGGCGTCGTGTAGACCGTGCCGGAAAACTCGCTGTAGAAGCGGGCCGTGCCTGCGCCGTTGTACGCCCAGATCCGGTATCGGCTGGCAGTGTCGGCGGGCGGCGTGTCGGCCACGAAGCCAGTCGCGCCAACCACCTTGTTCACCTGCTGGATCGGCCCGCCATTGTCCGAGCGCATCACGTAGGCGCCAGAGTAGGGCGCGCGGGTCGAGGCAACCGGCGTCCAGTTCACGCCAACAGCCGCCTCAGCCGACGCCTTCTCAGCTGTCACGCCGGTTGGCTGCGCCGGCGGGTCCACGATGTAGACCTTCACCGACGGGCTGGAGAACGTCGAGCCGTCGCCGTTGATCGACAAGGCACGGTAGGCGTACACCTGCCCATCCGCCAGGTCCGTGTCGAAGTGGAAGCGGTCCGTGCCCACCAGCGTCGTCAGCGTGGCATACAGCATCGTCGTGCCGTCCCATCGGTCAATCCGCACCGACGTGACCGGAGCCGACGACGTAGCAGGCGCGGTGATGTTGAGGTACACTCCGCCCTGCAGCGTCTTGTACTCGGCGCGAATCGTCGGCGCTGCGGGGTTAGACATGCCGGGCCTCTCCCTGATAGGTGCGTCGGCGGCCGTCGGCAAGATGGGTCATGACCCACTGCAGCGCCTCGCGGCCTTCGAGGTTGACGTTGTAGGTGTCGCCGGCGGGTGCCCCTGCCTGCGCGAAGCCGGCGCCGCCAGGGCTGCCGCCGCCCGCGAAGCCCATGGCGCCGAAGAACTCGCGCGGGATCGCGCGGGCATTCATCGCGTACATGACATCGGTGCCGTAGTAGTCCGTGGCCGCCGCATTCGTGACGAACTCCTTGCGGGAAAGCCACGCGGGGATGCTGTCACTCGTCGTGGTGCCGGGGCCGTTGACCACGCCCGAGAACCGACTGCGCGCCGTGCCGCCGCCAGCCAGGCCGATAGCGTTGGCCACGTCGCCGCCGTAGCCGCCAGTCGCCACGGCACCTTGCCCGTAGACCTTCATCTGTACGTAGGTGGTGAGGGTGCGGCCGTTGATGTTGGCGACAGCCCGGTCGTAGCTGGCAGTGTTCGCGGACACGTTGACCGTCTTGCTGTTCGGGATCTCGTTGAGCCCCGACGCTGCGGAGCGTGCCTTGTCGGCCAGGTCGCGCAGCTTGCCCGCGGCGTCCTTCGCCCACTCGAAGCCGGGGATGTTGCCCAGCGCGTCGAGCATGTTCGCCAGCCCGTCGGTCACCCAAGCGAAGCCGCCCAGGATGGCCTTGAATGCGGGCATCAGGGCGTTGTTCCATAGCCATGCGCCGGCGTCGCCGATGGCCCTGAACGCACCGTCGACGATATTGCGGAACGTCTCCGATTCGTTGTAGGCGACGACCAGCCCGGCCACCAGCGCGGCGATGGCGATAACCACGATGCCAATCGGGTTGGCGGCCAGTGCGGCGTTGACCAGCCACACGGCGGCAGTAACCGCCCCGAAGCCAGCAGCCAGCGGGCCGAGCCAGTCCGCGTTCTGCTGAACGTAGGACACGACTTCCATGAGCACGCCGGTCAGGTCCGTGAGGATGGGCAGAAGCATCGTGCCGAGCGTGCTTTGCATGTTCTCGTACTCGGCCGCCAGCCGCTGCTGCTTGCCGGCCAGTGTCTCGGACTCGCGGGCGAAGGCGCCCTGCGCGTCGGCGGTCTGCTCGGTGATGAGCGCCAGCGCGGCGGTGGCCTTCTCTTGGTCGGTGAGCGTCGTCTTCCCACCCGCCATTGCGTTCTCGAGCGACTGCTGCGAGGACATCAACGACGCAGAGGCGGAAGCGGCCTCCTTGGATTCGGCGCCGTGCTTCTTGACGGCCTCGTTGTAGTTCATCTGCGCGACCTCGGCGCGCTTCTGTGCTACCGCGACCTTGCCGATATCCACGGTGCTTGATCCGAGCCCCAGGCTTAGCGCCTTCGCCTCGATGGCGGCCTGATTCATCGCCACGCCGTAACGCTCGATGGGGTCCATTTCGCCGCGGAGGGCCGAAGACAGCGCCCCCACCGCGTCAGCGGTCGAGCCGCCGAACTGTGCGGCAAGGTCAGCGCCGACGACCAAGAGATCTTCCGTCTTGGCGGCGTAGTCCTCTATACCCTTGTTCTTGAGTCCTGCGCCCAGAGTGGTAGCCAACTCCGAATAGGCGACCTCGGACAGGCCCAGCGCCTGAGCGGCGCCCTCAGCAGACTTGGTGATCTGGTCGGCCTGGTCCCCGAACACGGCACCCACGCCGCCGAACGCCTGCTCGGCCCGGGATGCGGATTCAACAGACTTTGAAGCAAAGTCGAGGATGGCGGAGCCGGCCGAACGCAGCAGGTCGGCACCCAGCACGCCGCCGGCGATCTCGCCCATCCGGGAGAGTCGACCGCCTGTCTTCTCGGCGGCATCGCCTACGCCCTTGAGTGTCTTGCTCGCGCTGCGGTCCTCGCCGACCAGGAGCATCTTGATGGTCTTGTCAGCCATGCGACGCAGCCGCCTTTCTCTGCTCGGTGACCCACTGGTCACACATGACGGCGAACACTTCCCAGAGGTTCATGGGCAAGTCCCAGATGTTCCACGGGTCGAACTGGGGGAACATCTGCATCAGCGCGGGCAGGCGCCGCAACACCTCGTCCCGGAGGTCTACTTCCGGCGCTTGGCCCCGCGCGGGGCCTGAGCTTTTCCCTCAGCAGCCTCGGCGGCCTTCTTGTCAGACGGCTCCGCGATCCAGCGGACCGACGCGGCGGGGATGTCCACCGCGTCGAGTAGGCCCATCTCCTCGCCCGCCGTGACGCGAGCCGCCCAGATCGTCAACGCCGTCAGGAACAGCGCCTCGGGATGGTTCTCCCGGGCGGCCTTGTCGAGGGCTTGGAACTCGGCCAGCAGTGCCCGCACATCCGCCCACGTCTTCGCGCTGCTGATGTTTGTCACGGCCAACTCACGCTGCAACGCCAGGGTGTGCCGGATCGACAGCTCATTCACTGCAACGCCGGGGTAATGCTTGTCGCCGATGACCAGGATCATTGGATCTCCCTCATGATGTCGTCGAGCACGCGCTCCACCTCGGGTAGCGCCTGCTCGGCGTGCTTCTCGAATGCCTTGTCGTAGGTGCCCGCCTCGACCGACTGCTCAACCCACACCCGGCGATTGCCATAGAGGGGGTGGCGCAGACGGCCGCGGTTGATGGCGTTCAGGTCGTGCTTGCCTCCGCGGGCCAACCGGATCTGCAACTTGGTCTGCGTCATCGAAATGGCGCCCTTGGATTGCCGCAGCCAGTCGGCCAATCCGCCACCCGACGGCAGTCCCTCGGGGCCGTCCTGCACGAGGCCCGCGGCCAGAGGCTTACCCGCCTCCCGAAGCCGCTTGCGGAGACTCCGGGCTACTGACTTCTCGGCGCCCTTGAGCTTCGCCGCGAACGCCTTGTAATCGGAGATGTCAACGTCGAGCGCAGCCACGGCTAGATGGTGGTGTCGTAGGTCCGGTTGACGACGGTGATGAGCTCGGGGTCAGCCACGCGCATGGCCTCGAACGACACAGACAACTGCTGCATGTCGGTGGGCGAACCAGCCTGAGGGATGCCGCCGCCATTGACGCGCAGCGACGGGATGGCGATCTGCACCAACTCGTCGCTGTTCTCGATCGCGGCCAGCGTCGCCAGCAGGGTCAGGTCCGTGCGATCCAAGAACGCGGCGGTGAACGGGCCGCCCGTCACGAAGTCCACGTTGAGCGTGCCCGTCACGGTCGGCGCGGACCCGGGGATGGGGCGCAGCACCGCAGTGCCCCAGCCGGGGATGGTCTGGATGTTGTTGTCCACCGTGATCGTCAGCGAGCGCACGCCTGCGACGGGGGTCGCGGCAGTCGCCAGGGACGTCGCACCAGGGGCCACGTAGGCGCCCGTGGACAGGCTCGCGCCACCCGAGTGCAGCAGGTGGTCGTCGGCGTCACGCGCGGACGGGGTGACGGCCGCGGTGGCGGTCACGACGCCGCCGCCGGTCGTGGTGACGGTCAGTGTGGCGATACCCGACTCGGGGATCGTCAGCGTCCACGAGGACACCATCTGTGCCGCCCACGTGAACGGCGCCGTGGTGAATGCGCCCGTGGTCGGGTTGTACGACTGGACCAGCTTCTGCACAGAGAAGAACGGCATGGACGCGGAGGCCAGCTTGTGCACCTGCTGGTAGACCGTGGTGGCGCCCACCTGCGCCGAGACGCTGGAGCCCATGCACATCTTCCACCAGAAGCCGAAGCCCACGGTGCTGACCTCGAGCGGGATGTTGCCGCCGCCCGCCTTGCGGATGACGATCTCGCCCGCCGCGGCCGGTCCGCGCTTGCCCCAGCAGTGAGCCCCCGACGTGATGATCTCGGGCGTGTAGTCCAGGGACTCACCCGAGCCCAGCAGGCAGAAGGTCCGATCGGGGGTCACGGCAGTGCCCCAGGTCGTGGCTTCCTTGACGACGATGGTGGAATCGGACATGGGGGTCTCGCTTTCAGATGCGGGCGGAGTATGTGATGCGGAACAGGAGGACAGCGGCGGCGCCGTTGTCGGACTGCATGGGGCGATATGAGTAGTCGCCGAACTGGAGCCACAGGACGCGCGACACGCCGAGGGTCAGGTTCGCGCGCACGCGGTCCTGCACGGCCTCCATCACCGCCGTGGCCTCATCGCGGGCGGGCTTCATCAGCCCGTCGCCGTTGTCGGCGTAGGCGGCCATCCAGATTTCGCCCGTGTCCTCGCGGGCGCTGTTGGTTGCCAGCGGCCACGTCTGAGTACCGGACGCGCCCACACCGCTGTCGTCGTCGGGGTTGTCGATGCCCACGAACAGGTAGGCGCCGGGATCATTGACGCGAGGCGGGCCATCGGAGACGGTCACGTCGGCCAGCGCGGGCAGCGCAGCGAAGTCGGCCACCATGGCGTCGATGAGATCCGCGTAGATCATGCGAACCCCATCGGCGGCAGGAAGTAGGGCTCGGCCATCGACGACGCGGCACGAGGCCACAGCCACGCCGCGCCCGGCTGCTCCCCTGTGCGCTGGTTGCCGAGCTGCGCGCGCCACAGGTGACGGGCCAGGACGAAGCCGGCGGCGGTGAGGTCGCCGGGGACCTCGGCCAGCGGCCAGCCTGACGAGTAGGTGATGGTGCAGGCGGGGACCGTGGATCCGTCTGTGCGCTCCACGAGGTAGCCGTCCGGGGCGAAGGTCGCGGCGTCCAGCGCGGAGCCGTCAGCGGCCAGCACGGAGGCAATGGCGGCCACCCGGAACGGGAGCACCGCGGCGTAGGTCGCGGACTTCACGACGAACGTCAGGCCGGTCTCAACCTTGACGGGTCCGCACTTGGTGCGCACCGCAGCCGCAGCCGCGTCCACGCACCGCACGAACTCGGTGTTCGCGTCAGCGAAGCCGCCGCCAGCCGAAGCGGTGACGCCGCAGAACTCGGCGACCGCGGCGTAGTTGCCGCCAGGGGAGAGGAAGGAGTCAGCCACGGCGGACCCGCTTACGGGTCTCCACGGTCGACGTGTCGGCGGTTGCTGTCTCGATGGGCGCCGGGGCCACGGCGGATGCCAGCCCGGCCGCGATCATCTGTGCGGCCTCGGCCTCGGGCAGATCGACGGAGCCGCCCACGGGGGGCCACTCGATGCCGTCACGGGTGCCACTCAGGGTCACCTTGAGCTTGATCTTCATGGGGGGCCTCCTCGTGCGTGGGTGAGGGCCGCACCCAATCGGGCGCGGCCCTCGCTAGTAGGGATGGACGGATCAGGCCGCGTTGCCCACGAAAAGCTTGATCGCCCCGGTCTGGTCTGCAGTCACGCCGTCAGCGCGGATGACAGCACGGAACGCCACCTGGTCGGTGTCGAACTTGAAGTCGTCGGAGCGCTCGAAGCGGACCCCGCCGGCCATGCGCACGAAGTACGCGGAGAAGTCACCGAAGGCGACCGACTTCGCGGCGAGGCCAACCGCGGCCACGTTCGGGTCGGTCTGGATCGGCTTGCCCAGGAACGAGTCGGGCTGGCCCACGATGGCGGCCGGCTCGAACAGGTAGCGGCCCGCGCCGTCCTTGAGCTTGCGGATCGCGCCCAGCGTGGCGTCCTTGACCAGCCAGCCGGCCGAGGAGCTGTTGCGGTACGGGGCGATCACCGAGAACATCAGGTCGATTAGGTTGTCCGCGCTGAACGCGCCCGTGACGGCAGCGGCGCCCGTGACGCCGGTCGTTGCCGACGTGATGACGCCGGTCGGCTGAGCGACGCCGGAACCCGTGACCAGGTGCGCACCGAGCGCCAGACCGACGTTGCGGCCAGCCACCTTGGCGATGAACCCGGCGAGGTCGAAGGCGGAGTCCTCGATCAGCTCACGGGCCACCAGGACGAGCTGCCCGTACTTGTAGGCGCCGAGCGAACGCTGAGCGAACGCGGGATCAGTGCCGGCAATGGCGCCCGCCTCGGCGACGAGCGCGGCGGCGCCGTAGCTGGTGGTGACGGGGACCTGGATGGTCTCGCCGCCGGTCGTGTTGAGGACCGTCGGGCCGAGCTGCATCAGGCCGGAGGAGTCGATCATGTGCTCCACGAGGCGGTCGTAGAACGAGGTGGGAACGGTGGCGCCGCCGGTCGCGGAGGCGCCCTTGGCGAGAGCGCGTGCCTCGAACGCCTTGCCGAAGTCGCGGGCGCTGACGCTGACCTCGGAGACGCGACGCTTGGCGAGATCGCGGAACTGCTCGGTGAGGTCCGCCCCGCTGGGCTGGCCCTCGGTGGAGCCGAGGCCGATGGAGCGCAGGGACTCGGCGATGTCCTTGTCGGTCTGGTCACGCTCGGCCATGCGGTCGATGCGGGCGCGCAGCGACGTGAGGTCGCCGGTCATCTTGTCGTAGGAGCCCTGCTCCTCGGCGGACAGGTCACGGTTCTCGGACTCGGCGCCGTCCAGGAGCGCCTTGGCCTGCGCCCAGATGGTCTGGCGCTGCTCGATGAGGTTCTTGATGTCGGACATGTGAGTTGCCCCTTTCGGACGTACTCGGGTTTCTGTGAGGGGGTGGCTTTCCGGGTGCGTGGCGCGCTGCCCGAAGGGGGTACTACTGGGCCAGCAGGTCGAGCCTGCGGGCCATGCCCGCCAAGGTCGGGTGCGTTGCGCGCTGCCCTTCCTCGGGGGTGGCTTGGGGGGTGGGGTTGGCTGCCTTGCTCGCGTCGAGCGCACGCACGGCCACGGACGTGTCCAGATATGCGGGGGAGTTGACGGGGGCCACGTCGACGAGCTGCACGGCGCGCAGCGTCCGCAAGGGGAACCCCTGCTCGGTCACGCCCCACTCGTCCTCGATGGTGCGGAACGCGAACGAAGACCACTTGATGTCTCCCCGCTCGGCGAGCGCCCGGAAATCCCGGCCCGCCGACGTGTCGGGAAGATCCACCTCATACCGGAGGCCGGTGCCGTCGACGGACAGCCGCAGGGTCTCGGCCCACGTGGTGCCCAGGAGCATCGCGTCCGAATGGTTGCCGCGCGCCATCACGGGCAGGCCATCGGCCAGCGACTTCGTGAACGCGGCCGGGTCAACCTGCTCCACGAACCCGCCCAGGTTCTGCGAATGGCGATTGAACACGGCCGCGTAGCCGGCCAGCACGCCCAGCCCCGACTTGCCCTCGCGCAGCTCCACAGCGAGCGCGGCAGTGCGGATCTCCAACTCTCGTTCCATCAGTTTCCTCCGGTCGTCTCAGTGGTCGCCGGGGAAGCCGACTTCCTGTAGAGGTTCTGCCACTCGTTGATTTCCTCGGGCGTCAGCGGCGGCTTGTCCTCAAGCCCGCGGCCCTCGGCAAGGGTCTCCATGCCGGTGCGCAGGCCGATCTCATGGGCCTGCATCCGCGCCATGATGTCGGGGCGGATCAGGGCGTCCATGTTCGCCTTGACGTACTGCGGGCGGGGGAGCACGTTGGTCAGCGCCGACTCGAACCGGCGCACCCATGGCAGCAGGGCGCGACGGTTGCGGTTCTGCTGGTTCATTTCCAGCGTGGAATAGGTGAGCGATCCGCCAGCGGCCTCGCCCCCGATGTCCTCGGGCTGAACACGGTAGATGGCCGCGATCTCGGTGGCACCGGCGCGGATCGTCTCCAGGAATCGGATGTCGTCGGCGGGCGCCTCGAGCGGGGTCCACTCCCAGTCGTTGCCCGTGACGAAGATGTCGCGGCCCGCTACCGACTGCTTGAACTTCGCCTTGATCGCAGGCGCGGCCCCTTCTTCCAGGACCTTCTTTGAGTTGCGCAGCACGCCGGGCGGCATGACGCCAGCCTGGAACAGGTCCGAGGCGTAGCGCTGCGCGTTCAGGCTCTTGCCGAACTGCATTCGGAACAATGCCGTGGGCGACAGGCCCTTGATTGAGCCGGGCAGGACGGGCCCCGGCACGTAGATGTATTCGCCCGTGACCACGCGGCCGTCGATCTTGAACACGGGAGAGGCCCCCGTCTCGTCGATATCCACACGTCCGGGATGAATCCAGCGAGCAATGGCCGCGGCGCCGTTCTCCCACTTTAGGATCGGCGCGAACGCGAAGCCCCACAGCGCGGCGGACGTGACGGCCTGATTCATCCACGGGATGAACCCCAGCCCCGTGCCTGTCGGGTCGGTGAGCAGTCGCGGCTGCTTGTCCATCTTCCGGCCCCAGCCTGCGCCGCTGTCGCGGTAGCAGTGCCACGGTGTCACCGACACGTCGTCAGCGATGCCCGTCACGGCCGAGTACAGCGGGATTAGGCGGAGAGGGTCAGAGGACGACTCAGACGGCAGCGCCGCGCCCCACATGTCCGTCGCGGACAGGGCGCGCTCCTCGGTGCGGCGGAACAAGCTCACGAGCGGCCCCGCTTCCAGTCAGCAATCCACGACACCAGCAGTACGCCCGCGCCGGACAGCGCCAGCGCCCCAGCGGCCGACAGCGGCCAGACAAGCACGGCTACGGCCAGGATGAGCAGGAGGGCCCCTAGTAGATCGAGCACAGTCGTCAGCACGGCGCCCCCCTATCCGATTGAGTCGAGTACGTCGTAGCTGTTGTCGTCATTCACGGCAGCCCACCCGGCCAGGGACACGGCTTCCAGCGGCGAGATATCGCCCGCTGACGCCCTACGGCCAAACGCCCGCCGCTCACCAACCGAACGCCACGCGGCCACATCCACGGCGGCGTCGAGCTCGGGGTAGCCAGCGTGTGCCAGCGTCCCGGCCTCCACGCGGTCGAACACCAGCGCAGCCGAATCGCACACCACAGCCGAATCGATCCAGCGGACCTTGACGCCAGCAGCCTCGAGTTGGGCGCCCAACGAAGCCGCAGGGCCCCGCTCATCCACCACCAGCGACACATCGAGACGGGCGCAGACCTCGGCGGCCCCAGCCACCCCCCAGCCCAGCCCCGCGCCATGACGCAACGGCTTGACCGCCAGCACGTCGCCGTCCATCGCAGCCGCGCCAATCGCCGCGAACTGCCTGTCGAACGACACGGCCAGGGCAACGGACGGGGCCAGCTTCGCCACGTCCCGGTCAGGATCGAGACACGCGGGCCACTTCGGCAGGATCGACGTAGCGCGCTCGACCATCGGCACCGGCTGATTGCACCAGTAGCGGCGGAACTCGGCCTCGGACGACTGCGGGTCGTCCCACGTGTCGGAGATCGCCTGGAGGTTCATCCACTCGGACGCAGGCCCGTATGCCTGCCGAAGTGCCGCCATGCGCTGCGCCGGGTCCGCCAGGTCCAGAGACTCGTCCGCCTGCCGATGATCGAACAGCAGCGACGGGTCGTCGCCGCGGCCCAGCGCGTAGGCGTGCGTGCCCTCCGCCACAGAGCCCTCACCTGCGCCGTACATGGTCGAGGTTTCCAGCATCCAGCCGGATGCCACCTTCCGCTTGAGCAGGTTGCGGACCATGACGCGGTGCAGCCGCTTGAGTCGAGGTAGCACCCACAGGTGCGTCTCATCGGCCACGATGAACGTCGACTTGCCGCCGTCCTTGGATGAATCAGCAGACGACACAGGCTCAATGAACCCGCGCGACCCCGGAAGGATCACCCGCGTCAGGCCAACATCAAGCCCCGGGAAGTCAGCCAGCAGCGCCGGCGAGCATGTCTCAGGGTTGAGGATGAAGTGGATCGCGTCGTAGGTGTTGCCCGCCTGCCCCTCCTCAGTGGCGACGCACAGCACTTCAACGTAGGGCAGCGGCTTGCCTACCGGCTCGCCCTCGTCGTAGGCGTAGCCCCACGGCGACACCTCGCCAGCCTCGGCCCAGTGATCGAACCGGCACGGGCCCAGCGCCTCAAAGCAGGCGATGAAGCCAGCCAGGCCGGACTTGCTGCGCCCCTTCGCCCGCGACAAGAAGTCGCGACGCACCAGCCGCGCGCCCGTCTCAGGGTCCAGCCTGTACGCCTTCA